GTACTGAAGATATGCCAGCCGATCTACAAGGTACAGATATTGATGGTCGTGGCGCTCAGTTACGTCATAAAGGGTGGGATGACGACAGCGATTCTGAAGAATTAGTTATAGAAGGAAGTGGTTTTGATCCTGCTGGCCCAGACACAGGAGGAGATCTTGGAGTTTTTGAAGTAGGTGGCTGGTTTGATGATGATGCAGAACTTGAACCACTTACTGAAGGTGGGTTACCTAAGTTCTCTGAAGAAGAACTTGTATATGCTCGTAATCTTTTAGAAGCTGAATTAAGAATGGCTGGATTTGACACAGCGGCGATTGGGCGACTGTTAGAAGATTGGATTATTCCTCGTTTAACTGGTACCTACTTTGATGAAACAACAGGAGTAACTATGCTTCCTCCTGATAAAGCAGAAGACTTATTACCTGAATTGTTTGAGCAACAAGAATTTAAAAATAGATTTCCCGGATATCACAAACGTCTTGATGCTGGTTATAACGCTATAGATGTTCAAGATTATTTAAAATATGAAGATCGGTTTAATGAATTGATGGTTTCTTATGGATTAGATTCTTTAATAGCTGAAGGGAATGTAACAGCTAGAGAATATATGGGTGATTTAATAGGTGGTAATGTTTCTTTAGCTCAAGTTGATAGAAGAATTACTCAAGGTGTTGCCGCTGTTTTAGATGCACCAGAAGAAGTATTAGCACAATATGAAGAGTGGTATGGTAGTGAAGGAGAGAATGCTTTACTTGCACAGTTCTTAGATCCTAATGCTGATCTAATTGATTTAGCTAATAAAGCAGGAGCGGCCGCGGCTGGTGGTTACGCGCAAAAGATATTAGGTTCTGGAATAGATGAAAGTATGGCAACAGATATAGCGGATCTTGATTATACAAATCAACAGTTGTATCAGGCATATACAGCATTAGCACAACAGACTGCTTTGTTTGCAGAGAAAGCTGGTGAGCAAGATTTTGATATTACTGAAGAAGGTGTTGAGTATGCTTTGAATTTAGACTCAGATACTATTTCAGATTTAGAAGAACGCAGAAAATCGCGTGTAGCAGAATTTTCTGGCGGTGGAGGTGCATTAATGTCAGGTACAACTACAGGATTCGGGAGCGCAAATGCCTAAATATGCAACTAGCTCTTCCAAAGGGAAGGCAAAAAAGGTACCATACAAAAAGGTAAAGAAAGGTAAACGTAAATAATGTTTAACAAAGACGTACTAGAAAGGGTGGTTGCCACATTCGCGCAATCATTCCTTGCTGTGTTCACCATTGGTGACATGGGAAGCATGAAAGCGGCTGGACTTGCAGGAGCTACTGCTGTTCTCAGCCTCGTTAAGAGTGTTGTTGCCAAGCAGTTTGGTGATGGATCGGCTTCAGCCGCCAGCTAATGACTGACGTTACCGACCTTAAACAAGTCAAAGTATCTAGGATAACCCTCGGACTAATCATGTCCGTAGCTATCACCAGTGGAGTCGTCGTATGGAATGCGGCTAGTATCGCTGGTAGGATTGATGATTTGGAAAAACAGGTGCAGGTAATTGAAGGAAACACTGGAACAGACAGTACAGTTTTGGCAAAACTTGATGAAATATCTCAAGGTGTCATGGAAAATGCTGACGGTCTTGATGATTTGCGGAGCGCTAGGGTCGATGACCTTAGCCGTTTCACTCCTGCTCATATTACAAGCGCTATGGCGGCTGACTTAGAAGTAATTAAAAGTGATGTCGATGAAATGAAAGATGTCATTGCTTCTCTTGCATGGGTTCCTTCAGAATTTAGTACGATCTGGGATCGTATCTATCTAGCTGAAGAAGCTATTCAAAGTAAAGCATGGGGAGAGAAATTCTACGAAGAAAATGAATAAGACTGTTAAGCTCATTACTGCGATAACAGCCTTATTGGTTGCTATAGGTACTTTAATCGGAACGATCACTGTTACTTTAGGTAAAGGTGATGATGGTTCTAAGTATTCTTACACCACAATAGTTTTAGATAGTCCGGAAAAATACGAGCAATTCATACAGAACCATCCGGGTTAATGAAAGTCTGGATAGATCAAGACTTATGTACAGGTGATGGGCTGTGTGTAGAGATATGTCCTAGCCTTTTTGACATGCATGACGATGGGTTAGCATACGTTAAAGAAGCAGATTGGAAATCTTTATATGGACCAGATAACCCTCGTACAGATAAAAGCACTCCTGTTTATCAAATGGCTGGAGGAACAGCAACAGTCCCAGACGAGTTGGCTGAAAGCGCTATTGAAGCGGCTGAAGATTGTCCGGGAGAATGCATATTCCTTGAAATAGACTGATAATGTAGTATAGTAATCTACATGGATGTATCGCTCTAAGCTGTCCATATTCCGCTGGGATCACCCACGCTCCTAGTGTGTAAGAAGTGGAGGCTGATCCAGCTTGTGACGACTGGGGATGCTAACAATAGTCACGCACCGCATGGTTCCTCCGACTATGTGCGATAGCAAAGGAGAGGTATGGAAGACGAATTTGATGTAGAAGATTCTGGTGGAATCAAGGACTTGCGCGATGCGGCTGAAAGAGGTCGTAAAGCTACACAAGAACTTGATAATATGAAACGCGAAATGGCGTTCATAAAAGCTGGAGTTGATACCGACAGCAAAGCAGGTCAACTGTTGTATAAGGCTTACGATGGGGCGCTGGAAACAGAACTCATACAGGCTGAAGCTTCAGAACTTGGGATTCTTAAAGGGAATGCACCAGCACCTCCGCAAGAGTCACCTACACGAGATGTAGCAGGTGTGCAGGAGCGTCAAGCTCTCGCAGGTGACAGTGTTTCGCCAGAGGTAAGTACTCAAAGTCCTTACGATCAAGGTTTTGCTGAGTTTAAAACTGCGTATGATTCCGGTAAGCCGAAAGATGAATCGGCGGCACGGTTTGTACATACTGTTTTAGAAGCGGCTGGTCGTGGAGACGAACGAGTTATTGATAATTCGTAAATGCCTACCTACGTTTACGAGTGTAAGGGGTGTACTCCTCCAGTACTTTGGGAGTTAGTACAAAGCATGAGGGACGAACCTATTAAGGTTTGTCCGTATTGTGATAAAGAATCTGCTAAACGGATTCTTCAATCACCGGCTTTAACTGCTGATGCAGTTCCAAGCACTAGAAACAAAGTTCCTCCAAGAAAGGCAAACCCTACTTGGGAGAAACAAGTTGCAGGTGAACATAGGAATGATGGCTCTTTTGTTCCTTATCGTAAAGATGATGGCAAAACTATACCAATCAAAGAATTTACTGATAATCGCTCAAAGTATGAAGGACTGTTGCGAGAAAGAAAAAACAGACAATCCACTACTAATTAAAGGAGCGTAGAAATATGGCAGTAGTGCCTAATGGAGGTATGGTAACCTCCTACGAGCTTGCGGTTGGCGTAAAAATCAACATGGACGAACTCATTTACATGATTTCTCCTACTGATTCTCCGTTTATTAACGGTATCGGAACAGATGGAAGGCAACTTCTTTCAAGTTCTGGCACCGACCAGCAAGAATTTAAATGGATGGACGAGGAGCTATTGCTTCCTCGTGCAACGGTAACTGATACAGGAGCCGCAGGTGCAGGAGCAACTGATGTTACTGTATCCGCCGCGGATTCTTACAGATTCCAAGTTGATGACCTTATCAGCATAGCTGAGACAGGTGTTGCTATGAATGCGTCAATAAAGCGCGTTACACATGTCAACAACGACGCTGGTGTTCTGACTCTTGCAAACTGGGCAAACGATTCAGCTTGGCCAGCTACCACAGCGGGACATGCAGACGTAGTTATTTGCGTAGGCACAGCCCTTCCAGAAGGTTCCGATCCGGGACAAGTACGTACAGCAGATCGCACGATCCGCACGAACTGTACTCAGATCTTCGGACCTACCCCTATCCACATGTCACGTACTGAACAGCAGGTATCACGTTACGGTGTGTCTGACGAGTTCGCCAAGCAGGTTTATGGCCGCACGGTTGAAAACGTCATCACTCGTGAGCAGGCTTACCTGTATGGTCAGTACCAGAACAATGACGACAGCGATAAGCGTCGTTCAACTGGTGGACTTAACTACTGGATTACTTCTAATACCGATACAACAACCACGTTGACTATCGCCGCATTGGAAGCACTCCAGCAGAAATGCTATAACGCAGGTGGTATGCCTGATCTTTTGATCGCTAACCCTGCTTCGTTTGCTACCCTCAACGCAGTATCAGATAGTGGCCGTGTTCGCACAGTCATTGACGATCCTCGTCGTGGTCGCGTACCAACAATGTCCGTCTTCACCGAGTTCGGTGAAACCCAGTGTGTAAGAAACCGCTGGTGTGACAAAGAGGGTGCGTTCTTGATTACTAAGGAAGGCGTTTCCCGTAGGGTTATGCAACCGCTAGTAGTTGAGGCTCTCGCCAAAACTGGTGACAGCGACAAGGTGCAAATCGTATGTGAAGAAGGTCTTCAAGTGAAGGGCGAATCACATATGGGCAAATTTACTACGCTAACAGCTTAGTAATTTAATACCCCCCCACTGTTGTTAGGGGGCGCTAGGGTTTCCCTCGCCCCCTGACAACGACTATCATCTAACTATGCCTACTATCGCAGACTCCATCCAAGACACGAAAAGACTTTTAAATAGTAATACGCGTGCCGAATTAGATCTTATTAAAGTCGGCATTGGTCATTCAGATACACAATTTGTATTGACACATGAAGCAGATGGTGTTCGTGCTGGTTCTTATATATCAGTAAGTCACGGTAATACTGCACCAGAAACCATGTATGTTACTAAGCGTAATGGTGCGAATGTGTATGTTATGCGTGGCATGGATGGCAGTACCGCTCAAACTTGGGGAGCGGATTCTATGATTGAAGTAGAACCACGCTTTACTGGGCATCAAATTTATCAAGCTGTTAAGCAAGCTATCTATGCTTTACCTGAGAATTTATTTGCTATTAGTACTGTTAGTGTTGATTTCGCTACTTCAGAGCAGGCTAAAACAGTCACATTTGGCGACGGTTTTTATAACATTGTTTCTGCTACTCGTACAGCTAGAGATTCAGAAGATCGTTTACTTAAATTTAACTGTAAAGTTCAAGAGTATAACGGTGCTTATAAGTTGATTAGACAAGAAGGAATAGAGAAAGCAGTCACAGTACAAGTTACATATAGTCATCCGTTTGTAACAGGGACTCTAGATCTGGATACTGATCTCGTGTCCATTGTGAAAATGAAGTCTGAGATGACAGATATTCCACCATTAGGCGCAGGAGCAATTCTAATGCTTGCTGAGGAGTCAACTCGTCTTGATCTTCATGCCGCTGGTGATTCGAGGGGTGACGGAGCCGTGAATCCCGGAGATCGTTCTCGTTATTCATTGATATTACAGGCGCAATATGATCGTCGGGTAAGTCAGGAGGCACGTCGTCTGATGGCGAAGTATGGTTTGCGGACTGATGCTTCAGTCGGCGCAACATTTCCCACGACACTTCGTGGTCATTAGTAAACATGCCGCTTCACAACAATACTCATCGAGAGTCCCTTCCTATACGATTAGGTGATCGTAAGTATAATGTTGATGTTAGCAGGTTAGCTCGTCAAACTATTGACCCTATCCGTCAAGGCTTTGATACTGTAGGTCAGCCGGGAGAGCAATCTTTAAATCAGGCTGGTGTGTGGAAGCGTAGCCGTAATGATTGGGAGTTGGGTGCTGGTCAGAGGGAAGCTGATTCTCCTGAGTCTGGTTTGCGTAGGTTTCATACGAGTCTTGGTATAGATCCTTGGACTAAGAATGAGATTAAGTTACATAAAAATACTGAATCATCTGAAGCTTCTACTGAAACGAATCTTCTTTTAACAACCGCTACAGTACCCGGAACACCGGATGTTAATTATATTTATATGGCGAATGGGGCTAACCTTGAGTATTCCACTAATAACGGGACCAGTTGGACTCCTATCTCTAATCCTTGTGGTGGAGATATTTTTGCTTTAGCTAGTGATGGCTTAAATGTTTACGCCGCTGGTAATGCCGGTGGCTCATCAGAAGTTCAAAGAATACAAGGCACGGCTGTGACTGCCGCTTCTGGTACAGGTCACGTTTGGACTTTGACTGGTATGGCCGAAACCGATGGTGTGTGGTTCGCGAATGGATATCTAATAGCATCTGATGGTTCTCGTCTTACTTGGTTACCTAGTACAGCAGACGAGTCTAGTGTGTACGATATAGCTTCATCTACTTTCTCGCAGGTAACTACATGGTCATCTGTCATAGGTACACCAGTAGGTATATACGCGGCAGGTAATCAAGGTAATCAAGGTCGTATCTATTACATAGGTATTAACGACTCGACTGTTGCTTTAGATGTACCTGTTCTTGCGGCTCCCTTACCAGAGGGAGAAACTATCAATGTTCTATCAGAATACGGTGGTGTGATACTCATCGGAACTAACAAAGGTTTCCGTTTAGCTCAAACAGGGCAACGAGGCACCTTATCGTTCGGGCCTTTAGTAACTATTGACAATGGTGTTTCTGTTGTTGAACCTCAAGGAGAATTTGTTTGGTTCGGATGGAGGAACTATGAAGGCAATTCAGGGCTAGGTCGTATAAGTTTAAAAGAATTTACTGAACCTCTTGTCCCTGCTTATGCTACTGATCTTATGAGAGATAGTACTGATGCAGATGTGCAAGGTGTTATAACTACTTTTGATGATCGTAGATTGTTTACTATTTCAGGTGTAGGTGCATTCCGAGAACATGATAGTAACTATGTGGCTAGTGGAACTATAACTGAAGGTAGATTTAGATGGGGTATAACAGAACTTAAAGTACCAGTATCAGGAGACATACGGCATAACGCTTTAACAACAGGACAATCAGTTACTTTAACTGTTACCAGTGATGACGGACAAACAGATACTATTACATCTAATACTGTGGGTAAAAGTACACCAGTAGATGTTGACGGAAACCCCAATGTTCAACCCTTTGATAATGTGGATGGTGAATATATTATTCCTTCATTGACTATCAATCGTGGTGACACAACTCTTACTGAAACTCCTACCGTGTTCAGATGGACAGTCCGCGCTATACCTATGCCTTTCGTGGCAGAAGTAATCACATTACCTATTATTTTAACTACACAAACAGAGCATGAAGATCGTCATATCTGGCAAGATGTGTATGAAGAATACAATTATATTAAAAGCTTATTAGAGAAACGTGCGCTCGCACTCTTTATTATGGGTGCTGAAGTAAAGAACGTGTATGTAGCTGGAGTGGGTTACGACCAAGGTGCGATTGGTAAATGGTCTGATAGCCAGCAAAGAAAATATGTAGAGGGTTACGGTAGAGATAGGTGGGTTGAGGGTGTGCTAACTGTTCAGCTTATTACTGTGCAAACTGGTGTGACTTTAACTCCAAGTGATTCGGCATGAGGTTTTATCCTTCGTATACTTTCGAGACTCCTACTCCACCTCAGCAACGTATAGGTAATGGTGGTTATACACAATGGACATCAAGTAATCCTAATTCTGCTTCAGTAAGAATAGGTTCATCTAATACTTTAACTGCTAATTATTCTTATATTGGTTTTAATACAGGGCATAGTGAAGAAGATTATTTAGGATACATAGTTGCTACGAGTGGTACTCATGCTACTTACGGTGATTACGGTGGCATGGTAATGCGTCCACCTGTAATGACTAATGATGCTTACCGTCCTTATATTTCTTTGGTCGAGTATGGTGCGGCAACAGCAGGACGTTCTTATGTGTCAATAGGCATTGACGACAGTAGTGTAGATAATGCATCTCAAAGTGTAACTAACTGGTATCGTCTTTCTGGTGGTGGATACAGTCAAGTTAATTACGGTGATGCTTGGTATTGGTATGACAACCCAACTACAGGTAGTTCATGGACTACTTTAATGTCACTTAATGCTTCAGGTAATCTAGCTATTAATGGTTCATTATCTAAAGGATCCGGGTCATTCGACATACCTCACCCAGTAGTAGAAGACAAAAGGTTACGCCATTCTTTCATAGAGGGACCGTATGCTGATCTAATATACAGAGGCACTGTGACACTCGGAGCAGAACCAGTAACTATTTGTATGGATGAAGAGTACGGTATGACTGAAGGTACATGGAAAGCATTGAACACTAACCCTTGGTCTATGGTTTCAGCATCAGGTAAGTTGGTTGAATGGTCGTTAGATGAATGCAAGCTGACTATCATTGGGGATGAAGGAACAGTTTGTCAGTGGATGGTTATAGGTGAACGTAAAGATCAGCATATGATTGATACGGATAGTACTGACAATGATGGTAGACTTATACTAGAGTATATTCCGACGGCTGAACCAGAGGACATACATGAGCAATCCCTTACTCCCGACTACAGATAAGCGTATAGATCTAAGTATACTTCATCCTAGATTTATAGATAGATTAGAAGATTTCTTCTCTGACGGGCGCATAGGTAAAAAAGTAGCAATTTGCTCAGGTGCAAGGTCATACGCCTCTCAGAAGGCCCTCTACGACCGTTACAAACGAGGTAAAGGTAACCTTGCGGCTAACCCTGATTGGCTTAGACCAGATGGTTTCTTTAGAGGGTCATTCCATCAAGAACAACCAGACGGATTCTCGTATGCAGTTGACCTACGTATAGTTAAACGAGGTATAACTACCGATGAAGTTACACAAGTAGCACATAGATACGGTATACGTCCTACTGTTAAGGGAGAATGGTGGCATTTCCAACCACGTAACGGTAATAGCTGGTTTAATAAAGGCGGTTCTGTATTTCTTGGAACAGAACCAGAACCACCAGAACCTAAAGTTAATTGGACTGGTATCCAAGCAATCATAGATGACATGGGCAGACAGATAGCTGTATCACCTATAAGACGTGGATCCAAAGGAGATATCGTCAAGGTTGTGCAATCAAAACTAAACTCGTTAGACTTTAATTGCGGAACAGCGGACGGAGTATACGGACGTAAGACTTTACGAGCAGTCCTAATGTTACAAAGATCGCTACTATTGAAAGAGAGTGGGGCTATGGATCATAAGACATGGACAGCTATGTGGAAACCGGAGATACCTATTGGCCTCTGAACAATCATTAGAAGAATACGCTTCTTCAAGATCTGGTCAAGTTGGTGCATGGGTTGATAGTTTACCTGATGAAATATTTAATCAAGCTTGGGATGCGTTAGCCACAATAGGTGGTATTGGAAAAACAACTGTTACTAAATGGTTGCAATCAATAGGATACACTGATGCTACTCAAGGCAAAGTCAGTGCAATACTAACTCGTGAGCGTCGATAACTTAGAAGACTTCACAGCAGGTGAAGACATAGTTAAAGCTTTACGTTCTGCTTCTAGATATAAGACGGAAGCTGAAACGGCGAAAGCCCAAGTTAAGACGCTTACAAACGAGATTGAAATTCTTGATAAACAAGTTAATATTCTCGCCGATCTTAAAAACAGTTCTGTCAAACCACCCTCGTGGCTTCGTCCCAAAAAGCAAGGCAAGGAAACTGGCATAGTTTGTGCTGTTCTTTCTGACACTCACTTTGACGAGGTTGTCAACCCGGACGAGATCCAAGGGCGCAACGCATACAACAGAGACATCGGGGTCAAGAGACTCCGAAAGTTCTTTGAGAAGATTGTCCTTCTTACCAATGATTATCTCGCCGGTCTGGACTATTCGGGATGTGTTCTCTTTCTCGGAGGTGACTTGTTCAGTGGGGATATCCACACCGAACTCACAGAGACTAACGAAGACACCATGCTTGGTTCTGTTCTTTTCTGGGCAGACCAACTCTCCTCTGGAATTGGAATGCTCGCCGATGAATTCGGTAGTGTTCATGTCCCATGTGTTGTCGGTAATCACGGCAGACGCACGAGGAAGCCCCGATCCAAACTCAGAGCTAGAGATAACTTCGACTGGTTCCTCGCTAAGACGCTCGAATCTCACTGGGCTGGCGATGATCGAGTTACCTTTAATATTCCTGACAGTCCTGACTGTTTTGTTACTATCCATGATTCTACTTATCTCCTAACTCACGGCGATCAAGCTCGTGGTGGTGGTGGGATAGGTGGCATCTGGCCCCCAATAATGAGGCTAGTGGCACGTAAAAGAAATAATTCAGACTTTACCTGTATGGTACTGGGTCATTTCCATCAATTAATATTGGCTCCTTCATCTGGTTTTATAATGAATGGTTCCCTCAAAGGTTACGATGAGTATGCTTCAGTTGAGAACTTTCCTTTTGAAGTTCCGCAACAAGCTCTATGGATCAATGTACCTGAAAAAGGAATACTTTGGCAAACACCTATTCTTGTGGAGGATCGGAAGGCAGAAGGCTGGTAGCTTCACACAGAGGGCAGTCGTCAATACCTTGTGCGGCTAATACTTTCTTCCCTATATACCCGTCACAATTCCAGCACTTAACGTAGTTCTTTGCCCTACCCTTCAGTTCCGTCACCAATTTCTCCCATGTTAGCTACTACCTGATCGAACTTAGCTTCTTCAAATAATTTATTCATTAAACTATGTTCACTTACATCAAGCAATAAGAACATAAGCATTGAAGCATTACCTCTTGCTCGTACTTCCCACACTCTTGTCTCAGGATCTAGATTAAGCGCAACTCCAAAATTATTTCCAAGCTCGTCATCCCAATCCCCAGTATCGTCGTTCATATATTCTTCTTCATACATTTAAATTAATCCCTTTTCTTTAGCAATTTCTTTCAACCGCTTTGCTTCTTCTTCCCAATCCATCTTGCTTGTACGTTCGCTCTTCAGCTTAAGGCTATAATAATTGTCTTCTCCTATCTGGTCTATAGTGAATTTACCAAACTCAACTGGATTATCCGTGAAGTGCATATGGCAAGAGGCACACAAACAAAACGCATTCTCCAAATCAGTACGTGTATTCCCATACTTACGTGAAATAATATGAGCGCATTGCAATGCATGAGTATTACCACAGTTCATGCACTTGCCAAAGTCTCTAGTAATTAACGCATGTAATCTAGTTGCTCTACCTTTAGCTCCCTTACCGTATATATCAGCCATCAGCAGGCACATACTTTGGTGGAGGATTAGGATTCTTTTTCACAGCTACTCCTGACGGTGGTGTATCCCACCCATCTTCAACTATCTCAGCTTCTATAATCTCAACAGTACTTCTCTCTGCAATAGCAGGAACTTCACGATCAAAATCCCTAACAAATTGTTCTATTTGAGGTACAGCATCACCTGACATAATCTCAACTGGAGAAGAATCTACACTCAGCTTAGGCACAACATAATTCCTTGTCTTACCTCCACTAATCTTCTTTCTTTTCTCTAGACTCAACCGTGCTACAGTCATACCTTTATCTTGCATAGAATAAATTAAATTAATCATCGCTGGCAGTTCCCTTGAGGCGCTCCATCCTTTAGACTCAATTCTCCAAGTGCCACCAAAACGGACATCAGGAAGGATTATATTTAATCGTGTATGAGGATCACACAACATCGAACCCCCCTTATCAACCATCGGAGAACACACACAAGGAACAATGTCAATGTCGGTGCCATCAGGTGTTTGACTTTGTACTTGGGCTTCTATCCCATCGCAACGTCGAAGTAGCCCTCCACCCGACCACTCCTCATACCAAACATCAATGCTGTTAGGCGGAAGAAAGACACGCACATCAGAAGCTTCAGTAATAACTTGCCACTGGTTCTGAGGTGTAGCTTTCTTATTGTTCCATATTTTTGTAGAGCCTCCATAGATTTCTGCAATGTTTTCTATTGCATCTCTATCAGGTGAAGTGAATCTAAAAGTATCCAATGATTTAGGAAACCCTCTTCCTTCATCTTGAATACCAAGACGTATCCTCCCCTGCTCAGGGACACGAGAATAATTTTCAGTTAATGGTTCTACTTTCCTCATAAAAGATGACCATCATGTGTAATAGGTTCAGCATCAAAGTCGTCGCCACTCCATTCAAGTGTAGATAAATCTCCACCTTGATAAACAGCCGCCATATACTTACGTATATAACTCAACGCAGTTCTAGCAGACTTCATGTCTTTCAAAGACACTTTACTTATAGGAGCTTTGCTACCATCCAACCATCCATAGTCTTCATCAAGTAGAATTTGCTTCTTGATGTAAACATGGGCCATCTTCAATGCTTCACACACAGCATGAACTTCATGGTATTTAAGCGTTACTGGTTTACCCAACTCATCACTATCTATTAGATGAAGATTGTTTTCATCATCAACATAAGACAATTCTATGTAAGGTTCTTGCCAAAATTCTTTACTCATTTACGCACCTGTCTTGGTAGTTACAATAGTTGCACATCCAAGTTCTTCCTTTCCCAAGAAGACTTCCATCTTCTTCCAATATCCAACTACCATTACTTGCATCTACAATCTCAGCACCCCAAGGTATCTCCGGGTCATACTCACTAAACATTTTAGGAATTTCAGTAGCTTCTTTTAACACAGCTTCATCCCCATCCCATGTAACTAAGCTTTCAGTAATCCAATCAAGTCTATTGATCTCAGCTTCAGCTATAGGAGTGAACTCTTCCTTAGTGAAATGCCATTCAGCACCAAACCTACCAGTGTTATCAAAGCCTTTAGCTTCTGCATAATTAGGACTTAACAACTCCATAGTTAGATAACAAATAATAAGTAAGTCTGCATTAGAAGCATGAGCATACATAGCACCCTGTACTAGAGCGCTATGTCGTGGCCCCTCCCCACCTATTGCTTTTTTAAATCCAGTACCATTAATTGTTTTCAACTCAACAACAATAGTCTTATCTCCTGCTTTTAAAGTAAGATCAACGTGACCATAACCATAATCACCTAGTTCTACTTCAGCTTCTTCTATTGCTGTCACACCATCTTCTTTACCAAGCCATCTATCAATAGCTGGTTTAAGCTGGTTATGAACCATAGTTCCTAATCCAAAACGCCAATAGTCTGCGCCTGTTAAAGGGTTACTTATCTCAGTATCAGTTATTCTATAAGCAATCTGTCGTGAACAACTAGCCGCCATCGAACCACGCCAGATCTTTTCATCAGGCATAGACGGAGCAGGAGAACCTTCAGCAAACTCTTCACCAATGTGACTCAGAATTATTCGACGTTCATTACCATGTTCATCTACCGTTACGGGAGGTCGGTTAGACCCCACTATCATTTTATTTATCATTTTTATCCTATTGAATTCGTTAACATTTTCAGTGCTTTATCACTGAATCCTAGTTTACCATCAAGCGCACGCAATAATGACTTCTCTTCTGATCTGTCACCTTTACCTTGTTCATGTTGATTGAAAGATTGAACAGCATTATAAGCTAACCACTTATTACCCATAGCCATATGTCCTATCTCTTCTTTCCATTTATTCATAATGCCTTCACGCTTATCAATGACTGGTCGCCATGCTCTAACATCATAAACAAATGGTTTTGCTGGATTAGGTTTAGGATCAGGAATAAGCATCTTAACAAAATGATTCATCTGTTCATTAGTGAATGGTACTTCAGCTAAAAGATGAGCTTGATTTACATACTCATCAACCCATGCTCTATGACTTTCAAGAATCCTTGCTTGTTCTTCAAGATTAGGAACATGATTCTTTGTATGGCGCACAGTAAACAATGAATTACCTACACCTAACTGATTAGTACAGAAGAATCTAAGCATCATATTGTGTGCTTTAGTAGCCCAGCTACCATCAAAAGAAGAAATCCACACCAGAGTTGGTTGTATCATGTCAGGTTTTAAGAAATCTGATGTACCAACTTCCCGTGCATCATAAATCCTTTGACTAATAGCAATACGCTTACCATCACCAAGTAACTTAACTGAACTTGCTGAGTCCGGGAAATATTCCTCAGCTATATCAGCTAAGTAATTATAATTTCTTTCCTCTGGATACTGACCACCGACAAGTCCTAATGTTTCATTAGTATCTTCTCGTACCACCCATTTGTATTGGTTTCTTTCTGTTCCTGCTTTAAATGTTGTAGGAATATGTGTACCTGAATAATCAGATTCATATCCTGCCGCTCGGTATCTGACATTAAAATCAGCACCAGCTTCTTTCATTAACTCATGTATTGTTGTCATTTTCTTCTTCCCATTTTTTTATTTTCATTTCTTCTAACTGAATTTCAGCTAGGTAATCACCGATTTCTTCGTCGGTTAAGCGCTTCTCTTGCTTCATTTATTCCTTTCTCATTTATTTCTTTCTGCTCTTCAACAGGACGTTCAAGAGGCAGAGGATCTGTATAACCATAATATTTTTTCACAGCACGCCTATCTACTTGTGCAAGTATGCGCTCAATGTCCCCAAGAAATGCCAATGTTCTAGCTTGATCTCTTTTACTATCAAACGGACGTTTGCTAAGTTCAGCGCGCGCAATGTTACATATACTTTTTATTTGTTTTAATTTATCAGTCACTGTTCGCAGGGTTATACGCTTTAATAAGCATATGCTCTACCCCATCAATGATTCTTACATGTGTGCTACACATAAGTCCTTTTTCAGTTGCATAACGATAGCAACGATTCCGAAAGCTCTTTATTGAGCAATCGAAATCTTTACCTTGAACCATCAACCAGTTATTGCCATCAAGTAAAGTATCCCAATCATACTTAGCTCTAATATTAACTTTAAAATTATATGCTTCTTGACTTGACAATTTTTTCATTTAACAGACTTCAGTAAAGGTTTGCAGTCCCACTCAACTATGTCCTGCTCTACTTCTTCCTCTTCCCAAGCTGTCGCAACTTTCCTAGTTACAGTTTCAGTTCCAACCACAGTCTTAGTACACACAGTCTCACGCTCTACCCAAAACTGCATCTTTCCAGCAGGTAAAGATAGATTTAAATGCATATGAGTATCTTTGTAATCTTTCTGTACTTTCCAACCAAAATCCAATGCTGATCTAGCTAAATTTCCAACTGCTTGTTCAGCTAATTCTTTATCATAATCGAAACGCCATTCACTCAACCAAGACGTGAAATTCACATCAAAATCAGGTATATATTCTGCGTTCTCAACAATAAACTCAGCTATTGACTCAAGAGACTTAGCTTTTTCAACTGCTTCTTCTTTATTCATTTAAAATTTCCCTTCTGGGGTATCATAAGTAGGCTTAGATTTACCACTACCACCTGCGGTCTTAGTGATAGCAACCTCAGCCCATTTCATTGTTGGTCCAATTTCAGTAGCAACCATCTCCAACTTAGTTCGAGTCTGACCGTCTTGTTCCCACTGACTTTGCTTTAATTTACCAGAGACAATAACTCTGTCTCCCTTACTCAAAGAGTTTGCAACATTCTCTGCACCATTGTTATTCCAAATAGATACATCAACAAATGTTGTGTTCTCTTTCCATTCACCATCAGAACCTTTAAAAGATTCATTGACAGCTACGCTTGTATTAGCAACTGCTTTGTCACCATCAAAGAAACGCAACTCAGGATCACGAGTTATGTTTCCAACTACTGTAACATTATTCATTATTCTATCCTTTCTTTTATTCTTTGTAATGAATATGAAAGACCTTTAACAGGCCATTCACTTTGAGGAGTAGCTCCTTTTTCAAAGTAATCTTGCAGTCCTTCATCTGTGCCACATGGACTACAGACATAAACTGCTTCATCATTAACACCTCTTGTAGTACGACTTAATGCATTCTCAACTTTATTAGGACGCATTGAAAACCGCTCACAACGAGGGCATAACAACGAGGGATGTCTCATTAAAATATCCTTTCATTTCTCGTATCATTTTTAGCATTTACCCATGCTGATATCATTTTATCACCTGTCTTCCTCACTTCCTCCAAACGAGATAATGCGGCTGTTGCATCAATACCTCCATTGTAGAAGTCAGCAAGTATATGTTTCTGTGCTACATGATTACCATGCAACAATTCAATCAATGCAGAGTAAGTCAATGCTCCAGCACTTATCTCTATCATTTCACCCATAATTACCTTTCTCTTTTATTTGTATTGTGGAAGGGAGTGAAGCCCAAAGGAAACACTAAAGCTCCACTCCCTTCCTATTGATACAAGATTCAACAACAGAATAACTTTCACCAGTGTTGCAAAGCTATCAAGAGCATATGTCTTGCCACTGTTCATCTGTTGCATGTCCTCCATGTATCAATTTGAGAGTGCCGGATCTGGTTTATAATATGTTCGAATAAAGAGACTGACACTCCCAAACCTTTAATTTGTTTCAAACCAACTGCTAGTAATAGGTAATGTAATTTTTCCCGGAGACTTTCTTGTTTCAAATAAACCAACTGCCCACTCATTCTTATCCATAACAAGCCGTGCATAATCAGCAGTATAAGTATTATTCAATTTAAACTTACCTATAGTTTTCAAGTCAGTTTCCCAACGTATAACCTCAAAGATTCTTTTCATAGAAGTACGTTTCTGACCTGACCAATACGCTTTATAAGCCAAGTCTTTAACCATGTCATACACATGAGGATTCAGACGATGATAAGCTATGAAATCTTCAGAGTATCTTTGATACCTATCAGATTTTGGATGACTTAAAGTTGCCATTTATTTCCTTTCTCATCTTCAACTGAATAAACATCAAATTCAGTCGTGAAACCATTCGCAATATTAAACTTGTCATCATCCCAAACAATCATGTCTCTTACATCTCTAAGCGACATAGATGCAGGCACTTCTATTGTTGTTGAATCTTCGATTCTCCAGAAAACACTGACTTCGACTTTCTTTTTAAGCTCCTGTTTCATAAGACTCCACTACACAATCATGTTTAAAGAAAGCATCAGTTTCTTCACCGATCTTCCATGTCATCTGACAATCCCAACAAGTTAATCCACCTTGTGGTGGGCTAGTTAATGGTTCAGGCATTATCTTCCCCCTCATATTCATTATACCATCTATCTATTGCACCAGCTATTACCCTAGCTTGACTACCTCGACCTATTAACTCCGGGTAATCAACATTACTAACTAATCCACATTGAGATGCAACATAACGATGAAAATCTAAACTCCACACACCTGTCATACTTTCAACAGGTTTACCATTCTTATAAATAGTTGAAGTCGGAGCAGAGAAATCAGATTTAAATTCTTGTTCTAAATCTTTAACATTAATGCCACATTTTTCATACTCTTCAGAGGGTACAATCCCATGACCATCACCATTAAGGAACTCACCTTTTTTAGCTTTCTTTACAAGAGCTAAAGTTTTATTTAATTGTTCTATTTGATTCATTGTTTCATCCTTTCTAAAGATTCATTAAGCTCATCACGAACTATTTCTCTAATAATTTCATACAATCTTTTAGCTCTAACTTGATCTTTATAAGTAGAACTAATTGCAGGCATTTCTTTATACGGCATTTATCTACCTCATTTTTTTTTCTATTTATCTAATGGTTAAAACGGTTTTTATGGATTCACAAAACCCCAATGCTCGAATGCTGTTGATAACATTAGAAAATTGCATATCAAAAAAATATAGAGAGAGAGCAGACTCATCTCTGAGTCCACTCTCTCCCTAATTTCTAGATGCTCGACGCTATTCTCTCGCCAAGATTCTGAGCTTGTCTTGCTTGTTCTTCGAATTCTTGTTGCCGTCTGGTTCGATCTTCCTCGATCCATTTCGCATACTCATCATAAGAACTACATCCTATGCTCATTCGACAGTACTCTCTGAACCATTCATCAGCGTCACCACGCGGTTCAAACACAGTCGTGTAAGCCCACCACGTCGTTGTCCTGTTCTGAAAGGTTCCTCTCCACTGTCCTTGCACCGCAATCCTACGTCCATTCTTAGTGTCCCCAAGGACTAGCGAATGCTGTATCGGATTACTTCTATAGTGGTAAGGTCTAGTCCAATCCAGATGTGTTCCATCCATCATTAGAGTCGTACTCAATCTATCCTCTTGCGGAATATCTTGAGTCCTATCCATGATGCAAGGATTTCCGATTCCTATCTGATTATCCCAAACAAATCCATGTCCATTCTTCGGAGCGAATTCAGTTGGTCTTTTCAAGAAAGAATCCCAAGCCTTGTAAGTCGCACTAAACGTTCTCTTATTAGAGTCAGCTTGTGCTTGGATCGAACGCAAGTCCTGATAGCTCTTAATTCCACGGCAAAGTTCATCTAATTCAGACTGTCGTCCTTTAGTCGAACCTGTCGCTTCATCATATCCATCAGCGGCTGGCATGTCGGTTATGTCAATCATTTCTATATTATCTTCATTCATTATTATCATTTCTCCATTTCGTTTATCATTTGTTTATCTATTTATCTATACGCTCAAACGGTTTTGTCTGAGTCGCCCTTACCTATCGGTTAGGTCTTTTTCTACTTTGTCCCAATACCAAGCGTTATAAGCACTCTCATATTTTTCAAAGTAATTCTCCCAATGTGTCAAACATTCAGGACATTCACATTTCCATTCATGTCCTTTAGGTCTTATATATTCATTGGTATCCATTATGGTCTACATTCACCATTTTCTAGTAACATCTCACGGTGTTCTAGTTGGCTTATCATCCCTAGGGTTTCCATTTCACCTAGGATGTCAATAGGTTGTCCGTGTTCTAGTTGAATCAGGTAATTCCTATCGTGTTTTTCGAGTCTGAAGCTTATCATCTTTCCTCCACTTCTTTCTCGGTGTGTATCGACTGTTCTGAGCTACGTGTCTGTTTCTCATCTATCCATATCTCCAGTCAAGATCTCATTGGGATCAACTATCACTGGTGGCAGTTCATTATCCACTATTGGCTTTGTCGAAAGATTTCTTTCTTCTTGAGCCATCGCTAATCTAACTAACTCCCATAGAGTCAATCCTCTATCCACTGGCACGGCATAAATCCCACCGTGTTCCATATTAGTGCAAAGAAAGTCTCCCTTCGGAGTACTTATCTCCCAACACTTCCATACTTTCTCATCTGTTCTAAATACTTTCATTTTCTTCATTCTTCTATCATTTCCTTTACTATTTTGTATCTGTATTTTTCAATGTCAGAGGCAGTTTGTCTTCTATCTGCCAATGTCTGTCTACATTCCTGAATTCGATACTTTATCCATAAAGTTTCAAAATTCAGTTGGTTGTCTTTCTTAGTCAATGGGTCAGAAGGGTTCTACGGCGGAATCTTCCACGGTCGCAGGTGCCTCTAGAGGAATCGAGTACTTCTCAAACGGAGTCTGAATCCCCGCTTCTGAACAGCGTCGTGTCCAGTACTCTACGTTGGTCGCCCACGCGTCTTCGATGTCACGGTGGAGTCCCACGCCCTTGGTCGCTTGGCGCTTCGTGGTCACAGCAAACGGTTTCCAATCGTACGTTTCCTTCCACTCAGCGTTCCCGATCCAAGCTTCTTTAGATCCCATGGTCAAATAGGATCCCTTAAATTTCCCTCCAGTGATCGGATGGAATTGTCTAGTCTTAGCTGTTCCAAAGCCAGTGTCTTGCGGTGTATCAAAGTCAGACATATTGTCTACTCCTTTTATTAAGTGCAGGCATTGTTGCCTACGGTTCAGAAACACCATAAAAGGCAGGTTCTGTCAAGTAGGCACGGAATTAACAGACTCTAGAAATGTTCTCTTCCATTTCGTAGAGCATGTAATGAGTACGACTTGACAGGTTCTGGGCTTCGCTGGTGAATGAATAGCATCGCTTCTCAAATCAGGGAAGACGCAACCCAAACACTAGCGAGCTTGTCTCGCAGGGTTTTTCGGAGATATCTAGTGAATACACCTAGGTCGTTAGTCGCTGGCTTGCCAGTAGACTTACGACTTCACTAGATTCACCGCATGGTCTGTCGACCTGATTTGACTGCTATTCACTCACCACTTTTATGGTACTTTGTCGCCTAAGTTAAACTTTGCGCCAGCACCATAGCGTTTCGAAAACCCCCCACTATACAG